CTTGAATGCCAAGGGACGCGCCTCCGCGAAAGCGCAAGGCATGAACTTGAAACCTCCCCAGCCGGAAGGCGGCGCAAGGAAGAAATCCTTCTGCGCACGTATGTCAGGAATGAAGAAAAAGCTGACAAGCGCCAAAACCGCGAACGATCCGAATAGCCGTATCAATAAAAGTTTGAGGGCTTGGAAATGTTGAAAGAACACATCGAACCAGACCTGATGGACAACATATCCATCCTTGCGGGGTTGGGCGTTATTCTTGGATGGTTACCAAACGTGCTTTCTATTGTCACTATTGTGTGGTTTAGCATCCGTATCTGGGAATCCGACACGGTTCGTGGTTTAACTAACCGGAAGAAACTCGATGCCAGCCAAGAGTGAAAAGCAGGAAAAATTTATGCAGGCGGTTGCTCATAATAAGAGCTTCGCCAAGAAGGTAGGAGTGCCCCAATCCGTGGGGAAAGAGTTCACTAAATCAGGAGGCGGTATGGCTGAGTCAAAGAAGATGGTTGGTAAAGAGATTGCGTTCATGAAGAAAAAGGGCGCTCCTAAATCGATGATTAAACATGAAATGGCGGAGGCTGGTATGAAGAAGATGGCTAAAGGTGGTTACGCAGGCGGCGGTGTTATGCCTTCCAAAATGGGCGCTGTGAAAACTGCTGCTCCTAGCCGTGATGGTGTTGCAGTCAAGGGCAAGACCCGTGGCAAGATGGTAACGATGGCTGGCGGCAAAGGTATGAAGAGCGGCGGGAAGGCTTGCTGACATGATGGCCTCACGCGGGATGGGTGACATTAACCCTGCCAAAGTCAAGAAGATCAAGAAACGGGACGGCAACGAGCCTGTGAAGGTCTACAAGGATGGCGGTGCGACTAAGTCCCGCGTGAATGAGGCTGGCAACTATACGAAGCCGGGGATGCGGAAGTCGCTCTTTGAGAGCATCAAGTCCCAAGCTACGCAAGGTACAGCGGCAGGACAATGGAGCGCGAGAAAAGCACAGCTTCTCGCCAAGAAGTACAAGGCAAAAGGCGGCGGGTACAAAGGATGAAAGCCCCGCAACAAAGTCTGAAGTCGTGGACGGAGCAGAAATGGCGCACAAAGAGTGGCAAGCCGTCGTCGAAGACTGGGGAAAGGTACCTGCCAGAAGGCGCTATCAAGTCTCTCAGCCCAGCCGAGTACGCAGCAACGACCAAGGCAAAGCGGGCAGGAAAGAAAGCCGGAAAGCAGTTCGTCGCACAACCGAAACGCATAGCCCAGAAGACCGCGAGGTTTAGATAATGGCTTTTACCACCTCCACAACTGACTTTAACCCCGACGTAAACGAACTCTTTGAAGAGGCGTTTGAGCGTTGTGGGCGCGAGTTGCGTACCGGTTATGACTTCCGGACGGCGAGGCGTAGTCTTAATTTCTTGATTACCGAGTGGGCTAACCGGGGTATTAACCTGTGGACGATTGAGCAGGGGCAGATTCCACTAGTGCAAGGGACAGTTACCTATGATCTACCTGATGATACCGTTGATCTTCTTGAGCATGTTATTCGTACTAGTCCCGGACAGATTGGTAATCAGACAGATATAAACATCAACCGTATCTCTGTCTCAACCTACTCGACGATCCCAAACAAATTAGCGCAGGGTAGGCCCATACAGGTCTGGGTAAACCGTCGCAGTGGGCAGACAACTGACTTGTTAGGCGCGACACCACAAGTGCCTCAAATTAATGTGTGGCCTTCGCCGGATCAGGGAAGTTTAGCCTCGCCCTTTTACTATTTTGTGTATTGGCGCATGCGCCGGATGTACGACGCGGGCACAGGTACAAATGTAGAAGATATCCCATTCCGCTTCCAGAACTGCATGGTGGCAGGGCTGGCCTATATGTTGGCAATGAAGTTGCCTGACATCACGGTGGATCGTATATCCATGTTAAAAGCGCAATATAACGAGGCTTGGGATTTGGCCTCTTCGGAGGATCGTGAAAAGGCACCGGATCGGTTCGTGCCGCGTACGCTGTTTTATAGGTGATGTATGCCGAGTAAGTATTCAAGCGGCAAACACAGTATTGCGGAGTGCGACCGTTGCGGGTTTCGCTTCAAGCTGAAAGAATTACGCAAACTGACGATCAAGACCAAGCAGGTGTCGATCAAAGTTTGCCAAAGCTGCTGGGAACCAGATCAACCGCAGTTGCAGTTAGGTATGTACCCGGTCAACGACCCACAAGCTGTACGGGAACCGAGACCAGATAACAGCTACAAGCAGTCGGGCTACAGCGGGTTGCAGATATTTGATACAACCGGGCCTACTGTAGATGAAGATGGGTACCCGATGGGCGGTAGCCGAATATTTCAGTGGGGCTGGGCTCCGGTGGGTGGGGCAAGTGGAAATGATGTGGGGCTAACGCCAAATGCTTTGGCTCCTATTAGTGTAGTAGGTAACGTCACAATTTCGTAGGAGCAACTATGGACAGCATGAAGAAAGTAGCCAAGGCAGAAGTCAAGGCGCATGAAAAGCGGATGCACAAGGGCATGGCTAAAGGTGGCGTGACCAGCGAAGCTATGAAGAAAATGGGCCGTAATATGGCTCGTGCGATGAATCAGCGTTCTTCTGGAAGAGGTCGATAATGGAAAAGATCAAACCTTCACCCTACAAAGCCGAAGTCAAGAATCAAACTGGCACGGAATACACCAACGAAATGAACATCGGTGGTGGTGTAGTTAGCAAAGGCAACTACAAAGAAGCTAAGACTTCCGGCATCAAGATTCGCGGTACTGGTGCGGCAACTAAAGGTGTAATGGCGCGTGGCCCGATGGGTTAATCATGACGTATACAGAGCTTGTTACCGCAATTACGGCGTACACACAGAACTACGAAGCTGATTTCGTAGCAAATATTCCTACGTTCATAAAACAGACGGAGACCCGTGTATACAACACGGTGCAGATTCCTGCGCTCCGCAAGAACGTGACTGGTGTGACAACCAACGGTAACAAATATCTGTCTTGCCCTGCTGACTTCCTGTCAGTGTTTTCAATGGCAGTGATTGACGGCGGTAACTACGAATACCTGCTGAACAAAGATGTGAACTTCATGCGGGCGGCATACCCTAGCGCAAGTACAACCGGTTTGCCCAAGTATTACGCACTGTTTGGCCCTACGGTTGCTAACAACATCATCACAGATGAGTTGAGCTTTATATTAGCCCCAACGCCCAACGCTGCCTACTCGGTTGAATTGCATTACTACTATTACCCAGAGACCATCGTTACAGCGAACCGTACATGGTTGGGTGACAACTATGATCCTGTCTTGCTGTATGGCTCACTCGTGGAAGCGTATATCTTCATGAAGGGTGAGCAAGACATGATGGCGTACTACGAGAAAAAGTTTCAAGATGCACTTGGTCAACTCAACCGTCTGGGTACAGGTCTTGAGCGTGGTGATGCTTACCGTGATGGTCAGGCGAAGATTAAGGTGAATCCGTAATGCCTATCCAGCAAGGACTGACGAATAGCTTCAAGCAGGAGATGCTCCAAGCAGGGCAGAACCTTGCTACGGACACGCTCAAGATGGCGTTGTATACGGCGCTTTCTGACATCGGTCCATTGACTACTGCTTACACCACAACCAACGAGATTACCGGCACAGGCTATACCGCTGGCGGGGAGGCAGTTACAGGTGCGACCATCTCAACAGATACGCAGACGGGTACGGTGTATGTGGACTTTGCCGATGTGTCGTGGCCCGGAGCTAACTTCACAGCCCGTGGCGCATTGATCTACAACGTGACTCGGTCAAACAAGTCTGTAGCTGTGCTGGACTTCGGTTCAGACAAAACTTTTACTTCAACCAACAACACCGTCACCATGCCAGCGAATACGGCAACGACGGCTTTAATTCGTTTTCCTTAAGAGGTCATCATGCCTATCGCAAAATCAACTATGGGTGAAACCGTTCAGGCTGGCGTAGGCAAGTCCGCGCAGGGCGACGCTCGTGTAGGTCTGGGTGGTGTATTTAACGTGCAGTGCTTCGATGCTGACGGTAATCTGAAGTGGGAAGATCAGTTCCACAATCTCGTTGTCAACGAAGGGCTGCAAGACTTAAACAACAAGTACTTCAAGGGTGTGACTTACAGCGCCGCTTGGTATCTTGGTCTGGTAACCGGTCCCGGTTCTGGCACGACCTACGCTGCTTCTGACACGTTGGCTTCTAAAGCGTGGACTGAGTTCACAGACTACACCGGAAACCGCAAGGCGGTGACATTTGGTACGCCTACGCTGGCTGATCCATCGGTGATTGATAACTCAGGTTCACCTTCATCGTTTGTTATTACCGGCGGTGGTGGCACTGTTGCTGGCGCGTTTCTGACCAGTGTAGCTACGGGCACATCGGGCATCCTGTTTTCAGAAGGCGACTTCACAGGCGGCGACAAGATCGTAGCCTCAGGTGACACTATTAATGTCACTTACACATTCAACGCAGACGCAGCGTAACGGAGGACATATGGCAGCATTTAAGAAAGGCGACACCGTTAAGGCCAAGGGTGTAATCCCACAAGGCCCGGTAGAAGCCATGAAGATGGATGAAGATGGCAATATCCAGTACCTGATTTCGTGGACTGACAGCGATGAGGTGACACAGTCGCGCTGGTTCGATGAGGATCAACTGACGGCAGGATAAGAGGTTAAGGGCGCATGTTTGGCATCACGACCTTTGCACAAGCGCCCTTTTCCGCACTGGGCGGGACAGTATTCGCCGTTTCGGTTTCTGAGACAGTTAATGCGAGTAGTGCTGAAGCTGCGCAGTTTGATGTACTTGCTTCAGTAAGTGAGTCAGTAGCAGGATCAGATGCAGTAGCAGCGCAGTTTATTGTTAACGCAGCGGTAAGTGAGACAGTAAACGGCAGCAGCACAGAAGATGTAACGGTTGACTACGGTGTTGCCTTAAGTGAGTCGTTGATTGGGTCTGATGCGTTTGCAGGACAAGCAGACTTTGTAGTAGCGGTAAGTGAGACAGCATCTGGGTCAAGTAGTGAGGCAGCACAGACGGACTTTGCAGTTGCGGTAAGTGAAACTGTGACAGGTTCGGATGCGGTAGTAGCGCAGTTCAACGTCAATGCAGCAGTAAGCGAGACGGTTAACGCCAGCAGCACGGAAGCGCCGCAAGTTACGTTTATAAGTGAAATAAGTGAAGCGGTCACAGGCAGTGATAGCAACGCAGCGCAGGCAGATTTTGCTGTATCGCTAAATGAGTCGGTAACCGGTAGTGATGTAAACGCGGCGGGGGCGATATTCGTTGCGTCGTTGCTGGAGCAGTTTGCGGCGGCAGATGCGTTTACTTGCCGGTACTTGTGGGAGTTGATTGAGACCTCGCAGCCGCCGGTGCCGCCAATCATTGAAGTAACTGTAGCAACATTTAGTGGTGTAGGGTTCTCTGAGATGTCGTTCTCCGGGGATTCACGCAGACAAGTATCGGCGGGTACATGGGTGGATATTCAGAACAACACGAATAGCGACTGGACTACGCTGGATACGGATCAGCCACCGGGCTGGAGCATTATTGAGACAGTATAGGAACTAACATGCCACTTGTAGTCAGAGACCGAGTAAAGGAAACCTCGATAACCGCCGGTACTGGCACTTTGACGCTAGACGGTGCGGTAGCAGGGTTCCAATCATTTGCGGCGATAGGTAACGGTAACACCACGTACTACACTATCGTTGACAACATCGCTAACACATGGGAAGTCGGGATCGGTACTTATACCTCCTTAGGCACGACGCTCTCCCGTGACACGGTGCTGGCGAACTCGCTGGGCACCACAGCACTAATTAACTTCGCTAGTAACAGCAAGGATGTCTTCTGTACCTACCCGGCAGGGCGGTCAGTTTATTCTGACGGTACTAATATCACTCCGGCGACAGCGGCAACGGTACTAACAACCAGCGGCGGCACGGGCTTATCTAGCTACACAGCGGGTGACCTGCCTTACTTTGCTGCGGGTACGGCGTTTACCAAGCTTCCAATTGGTGCGGCGGGTAGGTTCTTAACCTCTACAGGCACGGCTCCGCAGTGGTCTGATCCCACAGGTGTGGCGGTAACAAGTATTACGTTCGGAACTACAGGCTTAACTCCTGCGACGGCAACACAAGGTGCGGTAACAGTAGCCGGTACGCTCATCACATCCAACGGCGGTACGGGTTTAAGTAGCTACACCGCAGGCGACCTTCCCTACTATGCAGCCGGTACGTCATTAACTAAACTTGGCATCGGTGCAGCTAACACCGTCATGACATCGAGTGGCTCTGCGCCGCAGTGGTCTACAAGCATTAGTTTAACGACGGTAACTGCGCAGACGGTGGTGGCTTCGAACGGTATCTTTGTAAACGGTGCGACGGTGTCAACGAGCTACTCCATCCCGAGCGGTAGTAATGCGATGTCAGCGGGTGTGATTACGATTGCGAACGGTGTCACAGTCACGGTGCCGGATGGCTCACGCTGGACTGTAGTCTGAAGGATTAAAACATGGCAACGACGATAACAGCGGGTAATGCGACGAACGGTGCTGCGATTAGCAGCGACAACACCGGGATACTGGAATTTAAAACAGGTACAGGTTCTGGCACAACCGCGCTTACACTCAGTACGGGGCAACAGGTGGCTTATGCGTTAGGTACAGCGGCTGCGCCATCAATCACATTCTCGGGGGATACCAACACCGGTATTTTTTCCCCTACAGCAGATACGATTGCATTTGCTGAAGGCGGTGCAGAAGTAGCTCGGTTTGATAGCGCGGGGAATTTTGTGCTTGGAACCACTTCCTCGCTGAGTGCTGCTGCAAACCGGATTGACCTGACTATCAACGGTACATCGTCGGCAATCTTGTCGCTTGGTACTGGAGGTGCTCGCAGAGGCTACGCGCTGCATGATGGTACTGACTTCACGATTGCAAATGAAACAGCAGGGGCTTTGCGATTCTTAAACAGCGGTTCCGAACGCGCCCGTATCACCAGCACAGGAAACTTTGCAATCGGTACTACGGTAACTACAAACTTTGGCGACCGTGGTTTATACGTTTCAGGAAATAATGGTAGTTATTCCGCTGTTTCAATCGGTGCTTCCGGCAGCGGTTACGGATGCGTTGGCTACGGCATAGGGTTTACAGCAACTGACGGCCAGATTAAAGCACTGGCGACCGATAACATGTCTTGGCTGCGCTTCCAAAACGGCGCGTTCCAGTTCTTTCAACAAACATCTGCCACAGCGGGAACAACGTACACCGGCACACAAGCAATGACGCTGGATGCGAATGGTCGTTTGGGGATTGGTGTAACTACCCCCGGTGTTGGACTTCAGGTGACAGGTAATGCGTCGGCTTTAGTTAGCACCACTCATTATTGGAATTACAATGGGTCTAGTGGTACTTCCGGACAGGGCATCCTTACAGGTTATTT